ATGTATGTTCTAAAAAGTTTGATCATTGCTTCGGCATGTTGCGTTTCATCAACGATGCTCCAAGTAACAATCTGCCCCATGCCTTTCATCTTTCCGTGTCTTGGAAAGTTCAGCAACATTATAAACGATGAAAAAAGTTGCATACCTTCTGTGAAAGCACTAAAAGTAGCAATGTGAGTAGCAGTAGACTCAACTGTGCCATTCTTAGAGGATACATCCAAAATGTATTCATGCTTCTCCCTCATCTCTTGATATTCTAGAAACTCTGAATAGGTTGACTCTGGCATTCCAAGTGTTTCAATCAAGTGAGAGTATGCGGCAATATGCAATGCCTCTCTTGCGGCAAAACCACAAAGCATCATGCGAACTTCTGGTTGTGGGAAGTATGGGAGATAGTTCTTAACATAGCCACCAGCAACATCAATGTCGCCTTGTGTAAAGAAACGAAAAATGTTTGTAAGAAACTGTTTCTCTTCTTCACTCAGTTTCTTCTTCCAATCTTTGACATCTTCTGCCATAGGAACTTCGGTGTGTAACCAGTGAGACTGTTCATGTTTCAGCCAAGCGTCATAAGCCCAAGGATAATAAAATGGTTTGAATGCATCTCTGTTATCTGTTATTTTATGCTCTTGCTTCTTGATCATCTGGATTCTCCGTGAATAGTATTCTTTTACCTGGGTAATGCTTTACAAAAAATGGTACAATGTCTTCTTCCATACTTCTGCCTTGAACCAAAAACGTATCGGTCTTTAGTTCCCAAACATAGATCATGTCTTGCACTTTCTCAGTTCGACAAAAGACAGTCTCTATGTTTTCTTCAATGAGTTTTGCTTGTTGCTCTTCAATCTCTTCAGTTTTTCCCATCTTTGATGTAAGCCATAATGAAAACAAAAAGAGTATGAGTTCTATCAATACGTTCATCCTTCACAGGCAAGGCAAGTATCGCCTTCTACAATTGCTTTCATATCTATTTCTTTAATTGCTTCACGTTCAATGCGCTTTGCAACTTTATCTGCTTTACCAATCTTTTCTGAACGACAATAGTAAAGTGTCTTGAGTCCTTGCTTCCATGCCATGAAGTGTACGGCATGCAAATACATTATGTTGACATCAGGCCGAAAGAAGAGGTTAAGGGATTGCGCTTGGTCAACGTAACTCTGTCTGTCAGCGGCGTGTTCCACGACCCATCGCTGGTCAATCTCCATACTCGTCTTGAAAACGTCCTTCTGCCATTCATCAAGAAATTCCAAGTGCTGAACAGATCCGTCGTTTGCAATGATACTTGACCAGACATCTTGGTAGTCGAGTTTTTTGTCATTTTCGCACTTCTCCTTAATGATAGCATCTAAAAATTTATTTTTGTTTAACGATGAACCTGATAAGGTATCTTGTCGATAAGCGTTTGCACGATATGGTTCAATACTAGGACTGGTATTACCCATAATAATACTACTGGAGGCATTGGGTGCAATAGCCATAACATGAGAAAAGCGCCTACCGGTCCCCATTGCATCAGGTGCTTCACCTCTTTCAGTACCAAGTTGTAGATTTGCATCATCTAGTCCTTTTCTGATGTGTTTAAAAATCTGCATGTTTCTAGACTTTGCCAGAGCGGATTCAAAAGCAACATTAGACTTTTGGAGATAAGCATGGAAACCAAGAGCCCCCACACCAATAGAACGCTCACGGCTAGCAGAATACTTAGCCCGCTTGACATGACTAGGAGCATTATCAATGAAATACTGAAGTACATTATCAAGCATCTCCGCAATGTCCCTGAGAAAAAGTTTGTCATTTTTCCAATCATCAAAATACTCCAGATTGACTGACGACAAGCAACATACGGCAGTACGCTTCTTGTCTGTTGGTAGAATAATCTCTGAACAGAGATTGGATTGTCGAATGCTTAGACCCAAATCTTTTTGAAACTGTGGCATCTCACGATTGCTTGTATCAATGAAATGCAAATATGGCTCACCAGTCTGCATACGAATCTCAAGAATTCTTTGCCAAAGTTCTTTTGCAGATACTTTCTCTCTGACTTCACCAGAATGAGGATCTTTGAGTTCCCATGTATCGTCAGCATTCGGATCAGCCATTGCCTTCTGAATCAACTCCATGAAATCGTCTGTGATGTTCACACCATGATGCAGATTAAGGCATCGTAGATTAGGATCGCCTGTCGGCTTTCTCATCTCTAAGTAAAGAAGTATATCAGGATGACTAATATCCAAGTAAGTGGCATAAGAACCACGGCGAGTGCGACCTTGACGATAAGCAAGAGAAGAAGCATCATAAGTCCGTAAGTGAGGCATAACACCGACACTCTTATCATCTGAACTGCGAATACCGAGACCAATTCCAACTCCACCTCCTAACATTGATAGCCAATTTACTTCTGAGAGAGTGTCAACTAATCCCTCCGCAGAATCGTCAAGATATGGCAGAAAGCACGATATGGGTAGACCACGCTTACTGCGACCAAAAGATAAAATGGGAGTAGAATAAGAAAGCCAATGTCTAGAAGAATACTCATATAGCCTTTGCGAGTGTTCGGGATTAGATCCAAAAGCATTTGAAACATATGCAAACCTTTCTTGCGGTGAAGCCTCGTCTTCTCTCATGTACGATTCTTGTAATCGTTTAATGCCTAACTCATCGAATAATTCATCTCGACTATAATCGACTATAATTCCGTGTACTGTAGCAGGTGTCATCTATTCAACCTCAATTGTTTTTATTATTGGAAAAATCTTACTAATCACTTCAGCACATGCTTTAGCAACTTCAATGTGTTCTTTCTGTGTGCCATGTGAACTTCTCAGTTCAATGTAGTGTACCCAACTTCTTAATGTGCCATTGACATACAATCGTGAAACTGTATTGCCTTCTGGTAGTACTGCTCTTGCTTGTTCTTTTGCAATTCCATTTTTGATTGCCCATGCGTAGGCTTCTTTTGCCGCGGCAATTACTCTTCTTTGATGATAATCCCATTTTGATTGAAGTATTTCATCATTGATTTCTATACTGTTTTGTCGATTCTTGGTATCTTGCAGTCTTGCATCTCGTACCACAAAATCAAGATCCTGAGTTGGGTCGGCATACCTTTGGCTAAATTCTTGAAATGAGAATGAGCGGTGGCGTAACAACTGTCTGGCAATATCTCTAGTGGTTGTGACTTCAAGGCAGGCTGAGACCATTTCAAGCGGCGACCAGTGCTTGTGTTTGATGAGGTACTTGATGAGTTTTTCAGATGTTTCGGTATTGGCTTGATTGGAGGGATTAGATACTCTCGCACAATAGGCCACCAAGTCCTGGGCACTTCCCAATAGTTCAATATCGCCATCGCTTTCTCCGTCAATTTGTGAGTAACTTATCAGCCTAACATTCATACCATTCTCCAGTTGTTGAACTCAAGTAGTGCTTGCGGTCCGAAAAAAGTATTTTTATTTATCGTATCGAGAATTTCATTTTGCGTTCTTCCCGACATGATCATTTCATTGATGTCTTTTTCTTTGATTGTTTTTGGCCAGATACACACACTTGCATTTGCTTCTATAGAATTTCTCATCTCTCTTATAATCTCTTTGTTTCTCGGTTCGTTATCATAAATCAGAGTGCCTTTTATATACTTTAATGCTTCTTTAAGATTTGCGTTACCTACTGCAACTGCGTTTGGAAGAAACAAACTATCAATGGGACCTTCAGTAATGTAAATAGTCTGCTCCTTATCTATATGATTCAGGTTGTAAAGCATTGGAGATTCTTTCAATTTTATGACAATATATCTTTGCTTCTCTCCTCGTAATGCTCGACATGAAAACCCAATCAATTCATTATTTTCATTGTAGAAAGGAAGAACAAGCCTTGGTTCATGCGTAGTTAACTTCTCTTCATACTCTGGCGCAAAAACTTTCATTGATGAGACATCTTCTACAAAATAAAGATTCTCATATTTTTCTTGTGGTATTTTTCTACTTTTCACATAGCGAACTGCTTCATGATCTTCGCTCAATGTTGTCAGTTTCGTGAGTACACCTTTGAAGTTGTCTTCACGATTACTACCGAATCTCACGGGCTTAAAAACAAAGCCATGTTCTTTGTGGGCTTTTCTTCCTGTCTCGCCTGCCTTATATCTATCTAAACAGTATTCTTTATAAAGCGTTGAATCGACATGTTTGATAAGATTTCCAAGAGACATTGATGCACTACAATTGTGGCATTTGTAGAACAGACCACCCTTTTGTGCAAAGACATAGCCTCTTGCTTTGTTACGATTTGTTTGACTGTCACCGCAAATAGGACAACGGAAATTATAGAGATAATTCCCTTTGCGTGTAAACTTGTCTAGGCGTACAGAAAGTGTACCGATGTATTTTTGATCGATCCAAATGCTCATAAATGTATCTCATAATGTACAGAATCATAATAGTGTAACAGATTTGTTACTTAAAATCAAGCGAATAGTTTAAGCAATACGTCTAATTTGATGTTGGCAATGAGCCATGCAAGAACAATGACTCCACCAGCAATCATCCATTTCCATTGGAAAATTTTCTTGAGATCGTCATCTTCTTTTTGATTGTGTTCTTGAATCGTCTTATGAAGGTCTTTGATTTCCTCCATAATTCTACGCTCAGTTAATTCTAACTTATCTGTTAGATTCCTGTCAACTGTTGTGATGCGAGAATGCAATTCTTTGATGTCTTGAACGGTATCTTCTTTGCGTTTGTTCATGTCTTCGTAGATTTGATTTACCATACGGTCGTGATTGTCCACCAGTTTTTCAATAACTGTGTCCATTTTCTCGCATAAATGCGTGATGTTGGAGACCTGAGTTTTCAGGACCTCCACATCAACTTTTAGTTCTACTGAATCAGGCATTTACTTTGGTGGAACTTGAGTTCCTTCTAGTTTTTTGTGGATCTTTACGTCTTTACAAACTTGCTGAGGCTTACCATCTTTGCCCATGACAACTTTACCATCTTTTGTAAGTTTATCAAGACATACTCGTTTAGTTTTCTTTTCTTCAGTTTTTGCTTCAGCAACTTGAACTGGTTGCTGAGTTGCTTGTTGTTGTGGAACTTCTTTGGCACAAGCAACTGTGCTGAAAGCGATTGCGGTTGCGAATAAAAATGTTTTCATATTTATTTTCTCCTTGTTTTCTAAACGGTTAAATTTCGGGTTGTGGTGCTGGAGGTGGTGCAGTTTTTCCTTTATATCCTGCAGTCACTTCACCCTGCGGCGTCAATGCATCATCATCAGGTGAACCCTTCGTATTGATTGTAATTGTATCTGGTATCTTTATGTCAGGTACGTTCACACTAAACAGAGATGGCTCTGGTCCACGTGGTCCTGTAGGTACAGGTGGTAATGGAGCAGGTGGTGGTGTGTAAGGCTTGTTTGCCGCTTCAAGTGCTTTCATCTTCATCTCTTTGTCACCACCAGCAAGCATGATGCCTGATAGAGTACCAGTCAAAAATGTTGCGATTGGAATGATGAGTTCAAAGAACTTGTTATCTACTGGCGACATGCCGTTCATTGGCTGAGTCACAAAGATAAGACTGTAGAGTACAACAAACACAATACCAAACAATGTAAGACCGAGAATGATTCCAATAAAGAACTTCAATCTTGCCATCAATTCATCTTCAGTATATCTTGGTCCAACTAAAAAATCTTTAATCATTTACATTCTCCTTTACTTGGTGTTCTCGCTGGTGCAGGTGCAGGTGTTTCTTTTTCGTAGTGTTTCAAGTCTTCAGGACATGTTCCGTCAGCACTACACCATGGTTTTTTACAGTCTTGCAATTCCCAGTTATTGGGATCTTGACAAGGGTATCTATATCTATCAGCACATCCAGTCATCATCAATGCGGCAAATCCTGCAATGATCAATACTTTCATTAATGACCTCCTAATACATGAAGTGCATGTTTGTAGTGCTTGATACGATCATCTAGACCAATTGTACCACCATTGATTCTTTTTGTAAGTGTAAGAATGTCGCCAGTATCAGCCCATCGATTGAGTCCGTTTGTTTCCCAGAACCAACATGCGGACTGTGCGGCACCTTCAAATGTCATGAGATACTCAGATGCTTCTTCTGGAGAAATCTCTAACGATGCGGCAAACCAACGATAGTTTTCTTTACCTGTAAGTTGAATGAGTCCCCGCCCACGATAGCGATAGCCATCACCAGATTCTTCTGGTCCATTGCCCATACGATTTCCGTAGACACGATTTGCAATGGCTTCTTGCTTGTTTGGTCGTGAAGCATAGTCTTGTGCTAACTCATCTGTTGGAAAATACTTTGGAAAAATCTTACGCAAAGTTGTCCAACGATAGTTTAGATTCTCTTGCAATACTCTAAAGCCAGCAGATTCATGGGCGCATTGGGCAATGAAGGCTGCCATTCTTTGTGGTGTATTAATTTCGTAATCGGGAAATAGTTGAGACAAAGCACCGTGCCAATGTTCAACATATGGATTCTTTGGTAACAACTCCTTAAGTTGCGCTACTGTTAGTTCCATGCATACTCCTTTCTATTTCTTCTCTTCAGGTGGTTTCGCAGGCTCATAGTATTCTTTGTATTTAACAATGATTGCCTTTTGTTGAGCAATGTAATTCTTAATCTCTGCCATTGTTAAAGCCAATTGTTCGTATCCAACATCTGTCAGTCCAATGAGTACCACATCGATGTTTTCATCTCGTAGTCTTTGAAATACTGATTCAGCATTTTCTGGAGTAATAACAATCCATTGCACATCTCTTGCTTCAAGAGGTGCTGGTTCTTTTAAATTTAATCTTGTCTTTTCTTGTGCTACCGTTTTGACTTCAATGGGCTTTACATCCGATCCCCACTTTGGTAGAATTGAGCAACCACTAATTAGTGGCAGGAGCAGAAAAGTCGTTATCAATGAGATTCGGACATTCACGATTTGCCTCCGTAGGTGTTTTTGCAGATTTTTCTTTTTCATTAAGTGGCGCACCTGATGCTAATTCTAAACATCGAAAAACATTTGTCGTACCACGATTGATTAATTCTTGTGACTTTTCTGGTTGAGCGGCAACAAAAGAACCAAAGTCTCGCTTATCGAACTTTTTTGCGAGAGCATCTACATCCTTCTTTTGTTTTTCGTTTTGTACTTGAAGATCAGAATTGATTTGTTGAATTTGTGCAATATCCGCTTGCATTTGTTCAATGAGTTCGTTCTGTGCTTTGGTTGCTTCTTCTAGTTTTTGATTGTTCAACTCTGAGACTGCTAGATCAGCCTTCAGATTTGTGATATACCATAGACCGCCCGCTATCGTACAGATTATGATAAGTATCATGGCTAAACGAATCATAGCGAACATAAGTTATACCTTTAGTTTTGGATTACTCGTCATGAAGTTCTTTTTCCTCATAACAGTTTTTGCGACAAGATCCAACTCTTCTGAATCTTTGTCCCACTTAAGAACGAATGGAAGATTAACATCTGATGCCATGTCGGCGATGACTGCTTCAGCATCAGGACCTAACTTAGGAATTTTCTTTCCGTGTGTATGATATGTCTTACGAAAGAGTGCTTGAAGTTCATCTACTGTAATGTCTTTTTTATTTCTTGCATCATTGACACGATCAAGAAAGTGCTTTGTAAACTCAACATCGATGTTGAGTGTTTTGAATAGTTTGTCTGCGTATACTTCTACGCCTTTGAGATCAGACTGTGTTACATTCTCGGTAAGTTCTAAATGCTCTTTGAATGTATTGCGACCACGGCGTAGAAAGATCATTGGACCATTCTCACCATCTTGCAGAATGATTGGCTTCTTTGGATACTTGCGACCAAACTCACGAATTGCCATGCCAACCTCATCGTTGCCAACATACTTTTCGTATTTGTGATACTTCTGCTTGCCAAGTCTTGCGTTGTTGTATGTCTTATTGTCCACCACAAAAACATCATTGTTGGCAAATCTCTTTGTATACTTTTGTTGTGCTTTCTTGCCAACAGGTGGATTATCATCAAGACCTGCAACTGCACCAGATGATGCTACGTTTGCTGGCGCTTCTTCAGTATACGTCTTTTCACGTTCAGCATACTTCTTATGTACTGCTTCGATTTCTGCCGCAGATTTCTTTGGTTGTGTCTTAATCCATTTCTTTACTTCAGCCATAGTAGAGAAAGATAATGAAGAAGGTTTTCTATAATTTCTATGCATACCTTTTTCTTTGGGATCAGATTTGTAATCTGGATCTTTTACTGTGTATCTTCCGTAAGTAGAACGTCCCTCTCTACCAGAATCATTCACAACATAACCATCAATGACAACAACACCAGACATTTCGTGTTTGTCAATTCTTGCTTCGGTCAACATCTTTTCTTTGATGCAAAACTTTTCAAACTCTTCTTGAAGATTGTCTTCAGTCAATCGCTTTTCTTCTTTGAGAAACCAAAGAGCGGCGGCATAACTTGCAAGTTTTGTTTTGCCAAATGGAAGTGTGCCAAGAAGTTTTTTGAGTTTAAGAATCAATAGATCAAACTTGGTAAACGATTCTTTTTCTCCTACACTCAAGCGATCATTGAATTTTTTGAGAATGTTACCTTCAGCATCAATGACTCCTTGCTTATACGCTTCCCACTCAGTAAAAGGTTGTGTCAGCCTTCTGAGAATTCGATAAACAAGATAGAGGTCTACTAAGTTCGTCATTAAATCGTTTTCTTTAATCTGTTGTACAAGTCTAAATCAAGAACATCTATTTCTGCGGAATCAACATATTGAAGATGTAGAAAAAATGCATTCAGCACATCATGATTTTTTCTTTCAACTTTAAATCGTAACATGCTGACTGTTGCTTCTACACCAAATACGTTTGAAAGAGAGATGATGTGATTCATAATCAATCTCTCTTTCAAGTCTTCCTTATCAGCGTACTTGTTAATCAGTCGCTTGATGTATTTAATAATTTTTAAATCATCTAGAAACTCAAGTACTGATATGCAATTAGGGTTTCTATAATTACTGACTGCATATTCGTCAAAATTATCATTATTTAATTCAATCATCAGAATGAATTCAATGTAGCCCTAACGATATGAGTTGAATTTGCGGCGATGTAAAGATAACTTCCATCCCATGCAATTCGACCGACTGGCCAACCAACTACAGAATTATTTCCACTTGCTGGCGTCTTTGCGGTACGAACACGAATGGAATCATCATTCACATCAATTGCATCTGTTGGTGCATTGGTTTTAATACCAATTGCATCGGCTGAAGCATCAACGTAGAACATGTTTGCTTGATTGTCAGATTCAATGCGTGTATCAGAATCAGCACCATCTTCATTAATTACGGTACCTCTTGTAACTGTCAATCCTGTTTCAGTATCAAGTGTAAGTGTGTTTGCCGCAATTGTTGAATCACCGCTTGAACCAAAGTTCATTGAAGCAAATGTCGTTTGTGCGCTTGCTCCAAAAATATCTTCTAGTTCGATTTTTTTGCTGATTGGTGAACCTGATGGATCATCAATGACTAAAAGCAAATCTGTGTTTGCTGGTGCAGTTAAGGCAGTCAACTGCGTAACTTTTTTATCTGCCATTTACTTCTCCTATTTTATAAACCCCCCGAAGGGGGAATGCTACTCCTGGGACTCAGGCCAAATTGTTACTTAAACTACTGTCAATGTTGCGTTAGCGGATGTTGTATTTGCCGAAACACCACTTGCAGAAATGATGGCACGATAAACATATCCGTCAAGACCTGTTGTGTCGGAGATGTTAAGAGTTGCCTCAGTTGTATTGGCATATACTCCAGCATCGGTAAGTGACGCAAATCCTGATCCTTGATCTTCTTGCCAGTTGTAAAGAAGTGTCGCATCAGATGGCACAATTGAAGCAGTAACCGTAAACGAAACATTGTTCGCTGGAAGTGCAGTATTGGAACTAGCATTTGATGGCTGAGTAAGAATTGTAATTGTTGCGTCTGGGTAGACTGTATCTTCTTCGTCACCAGTGAAACTAGAAGCCGCTACAAGTACTTCTCTTTTGTCTCTGCTATTGCCGTGCGTATCTGTGTAAGTTGTTCTGAGAATCCAACCAGCATCTCTTATTGATGCTTCTGCTTCGTTCTCGTCAACACCAAATGTATTTGCAGATTCAAATCCTCTCAAATACTTAGGTGTGTCGTGACCTACAATTGTTTGTTCGGTCGCAGTAGTTGGTGCCCAAGCAGGGTCGATTGTAAGCGATGTATTGCTTGCAATTGCAGTAACCTTAACTTTTGTGCTTCCGATTGTAATTGCGTCACCGATGTCGAGTTCAGTAAGGAACAATGTTCCGTTTCCTGATACAGTAGCAGAGGTTTGTACTACGTTAGCCGCACCTGTGACTGAGAATTGATCTCTTGTTCCCCATAATGGCATGGTTATATCTCCTTTGTAATTGTATGAATACTACGTCTATTTATGTTTTTTGTTCTTTGAGTTCTGGATTGATCTCAATTGGCTCAGACTTTCCAGACAATTTATCGCCAGGATTGACTGATTTGCTCTTATCTTTCGCAGTCGCTTCTTTCTTCATTTTGCCTTTTTTGTATGCCTCAAGAACAGTTGCAGTTGGATCAAAAGAATTTCTCAATGCTTCACGCTTCTTACGAATTGTGCCAATTTCTTTACGATGACGCATGACTTCTTTTGCTCTTGCTACAGAAAGACCTGCTCTTTTCATCGACTTTTGTGGATCAACTGCCTCTTCAACCTCTTCTTTTAGACGGACTGAAGCAACTGTCATACCCATGCGCTTGGCATCAACTTTGGCTTTTGAACGAACATCAAGATCACTCTTGCCAGTATAGTTTTTTACAGAGACTTTGCCTTGCTTTTCAAACTTGACCATAAACTCTTTTGTCTCTTCTTCATCAAGTTCAATTTCTTCTTTTGTTAACTTTTTTAAAATCAGTCTTGCATAGTACTCTAAAGCACGACCTAAGTTTTCTCCATGAGCCCTACCTGGACCTTCAAGACCCATCTTAGCACCAGCGTATTGACCAAGCGCACCACCTAAAGTGCTTCCGATGCTTTCATTCATCTTTCTTACGACACGATTCTGCGCCATACCAGAAATGAATTTGATCTTAGCACCAGCAAGCATCTTGAGTGTCTTTAAGTCTTGCTTGTCAAGAAACGCTACAAGTTGCTTGTATGGTTGACCAGAAACATCAATCTTGTCAATGCTGGCATATGCATCACGCAATTTGCTAATCTGTGCGGCAGACATGCCTTCATCAAGTTCTTCAACCTCCTCTTTCATCTCTTCTGGACGCTTACCAAAAGTCTTGTGTACAAGTGTGTCGAGTTTCTTGTGAAACTCTGCTTCTTTCTTCTTGCTTGCGCCACCATCTTTTGCTTCATTTGTGCTGAGTGCTTTGAGTTCATCTGGTGCATACTTCATCATCTTGCCAGAATCTTGGCGAACAGTATAATACTTGCCAACTTCAGGTTTGTCTACTTTGACAACTGTACCTTTCATGCCAGATTTGATGCACTCAACTCTTTGACCAACTTTGAAGTGTGATTCTGTGAGTTCAATCTCTTCTTTCTTCATCGTCTTTTGCTGAACCTTGGCTCTCGCTCTTTGTATACCTTGTTGTCGCTTTTCATCTTTCTCTGGATTGCGACCATAGGCTTGCGTGGCTTTGGTGCCATAACGAGTTAGTGTGCTAACTTTGAGTTCATCGACTTGTTCAACTTCTTCTTTGTACATGTTGAGTTCATAACGCTTGTTGTCAAGGTTAGTCACTTGTACTTGAATTGCTTTTTTGCCAGTCTTATCTAGTAAACGATATGCATTTGCTTTACCAGATGATGGCTTCTTTGGACCCATTGCAACATTGCGATCAATCTCTTGTGGATCAACTTCAATGTTATATTTCTTCTTTGCAAAATCATATGCATGTGCCATTGCTGAAGAAAAGTCTTTGTGATAGAGTTCATAGCCTGTACCAGACTTACCCTCTTCAAGTTCTACATCTTCTCTTACTTTTTTATCTTTATATGATTTGTACAATGTTTTTAATGCATCTTGCTTAAGTTTGTCAGTTTTAATTGGGTTTGCTTTTTTTCCTGTTGGCACACCCTCTGCACCACGACTTGAAGATGGTTGAGATTTGTCCATTTCATTGATTTCAACTTCTTCAGCCACACTACGAATGACCTCAGCAATTTTTGATGCGGTTGCTTCTGGATGACGCTTAACGGCTGATGCAAATTCTTTGTCTACCATCTTCTTAGCAGACTGAGGATTGTTGCCATACTTAACTAATAGTTTAGTCACATCCTCTTTGCTAACAGGCTTTTTTGCTTCGTCAAGATCAACTTCTTCATTCTTTGCTTTGTGCATCGAATCAAGTGTATTGAAGAAGTCTTTCTTTTCCTCTGGAGATAGGTCACCAAGAGACTTAATGCCTCTCTTCGCCATAAGTGCTTTGACTTTGGCTTGATACTCAGTCTCTTCAGCATTCATCTTTTTAATTGTTTCGAACAATGCTGGTGGAATATTAAATTTATCTGCTATTGACATTTTTTTAATCCTCTTTAATTTCTAGAATTAGTTTACCTTCTCCTTGGATAACTCTATGATAAGTCATCTTCTCTATAAAATAAATCTTGCCAGGTTCTAGTTCAATTGGCAATTCATTATCGTACTGCAACTTCCATCCTTTACCTTCTCTTACTCTTACAAATCTATCTTTGTGATCTCTGTGCCAAACAAGTTCTTCTTTATTGACATCATCACAGAATGTTCTTGTAATGATGCCGTTTGACCAGACATCACAAAATGGGAACTTACCAGAAGAAGTTTCCGCCACCGGAAAGTCCTAATTGCTTCGCATATCGAGGGGTGTTGCAGGCCCAGTATGCCGCAGTTGTTCGATCTTTCTGCATATCACATTGATGTCTAGCCGCAAAAGACTTTCTTGCTTCTGGATCATTCAACTTTACAGAAAGACCTGATGTATCACCCCAAGTAACCTTCTTGATTCCTCCGTCTGGTTTTCTTACATAAACATAAAACTTTTTAGGACCACCACGCTTTGGTTGATTCAATGGCGGATCTTTTTCTTCTTCTTCAAACATTGGGCAATCAAGCGGAACAGGATTGTCTTCGTAGATTGCAAACTTACCAATATCTGTTTCTTCTAATAGATATTTATTCTCACCTTCAAATGTCACTACGCCCGATTCGTGCAGTTCTCTTGCTTTGCGAAAGAATTCAAAGTAGTTCTCTGATCCTACACGAAATACATTTTCTGCAAATGGAATCTTCTTTTCAACATGCATCTCAATTGCTTCTTTGATGACATCCTTCTGCTCATCAAAAAGTTTCTTTGCTCTTTGTGTACGAATGTCATTGAGAACATTGAGTACTTTGTCTGTATACTTTGCAGTCACTAAGTCAATGTTTTGACCAGGAGTCATTCTTGCATAAGCGATTCGCATTGCGTCTGTTCCGATTTCCTGGGCTTCACCGAAAAAATTTGAGAACTCCTCGTTCTTCTTGACCTTAGCGGCTAGATCACTATCTGCCCCACCCCATGTGCCTTTGCCTTTTGTAATGAATGAATTCACTCTAGCGAATGCCCATTGTTGTGCCGTTGTGCCTGGGCGATGACCACCTTGCCAGGCTGCCATACCACGATCATAGACTTTCTTGAGAATGCCATAAGGAATACCAGACTTTTCTGCTTTCTTTTTGAGTCCATCGATTTCTTCAAATATCTGCTTAACATCTTCATCTAACTCAAGTTCGCCTTCGTTGACCATGTCCATAAGAATTTCTTCAATCTCATCTTCCATGTCATCTTCGTCATCATCTTCCATATCTTCATCATCATAATCATAGGTATCTTCAAACTCAAGATAGTCTGTTACGCTTTCGATGTAGTCAACTGCTTTTGTGATCTTTGAGAGAACCCAGGCTTCTGGCTCTTCGTCCATTTGACCAAGTAACACCATCAATGTTTCTGCATCTTGCATGAGATTGGCAACTTCAATTTGTGCCATCTCAAGACCATCAATCTCATCGTAATCGTCTGCTTCACCTTTCTCATTCATCATACTCATGAGTTTTCGGGTGTCAACACCTGGATATTGCTTTGCAATTTGTGATGCGTAGTAGCCAAGTCCTTTTGGACTTCCTTCTTTACGCTTCATCAAATCTTGAAGAGTTACCTTTGCTTTTTTGTACTGACCAGCATGAGTAAATGGACTCAATGCTCTACCGATACCTAAATCTTCTTTCTGTAATTGTCTTCTTGTCAAAGAGAACAACTGGTCTGTCGAAAGTGTCATGTCAAGCAAAGTCTGAAGAAGATCAAATGCCGCTTTACGTTCTTGTGGGTTTAGCATTTCTCCACTATCAAGTTTTGAAATGGAACGCTTGATGATCTGAAGAAGTTTCTTGTCTGCAAGACCCATGCGAACAAGCATGTCAAGTCTTTGCATTTCTTTCTTGCTGACTTCTTCGCCAAACATCTGCTTATACTTTTTGGTATGCTGAGACTGAGGCATACCTTTTTCTCTGGCTTCTTTATCTCCAGGTGCATCAACGTATGCTGATTTGTCATCGTCTGGTCGAGGGCCCATTTTCTT